ATTCCACAATCACAGTGGAACATTGATAGATGTGATGGTACTGGTAAATCAGGATACGCACTTCAGATCAATACCATGCAGATGATTGGATTCCAGTATACATGGTATGGTGCTGGATTTATTGACTGGATGTTCAGAGGTCCATCAGGTAACTTTGTGTTCGCACACAGACTTAAGAACAACAACAGAAACAGAGAAGCGTTCATGCGTTCAGGTAACTTACCTGTTAGGTATGAGGTTCTAAACGAAGGACCAAGAACTAAGTTGACAACTGCTGTATCAGATACAATGGTTGAGTATCTTCCAGTTACTGATGTAACTCTATTCCCAGAAACAGGTGTTGTTTATGTTGGTAACGAATTGATTCGTTATTCTTCTAGAAATATAAGTCTTAACCGATTGGTTGGTCTTACAAGAACAGCAAACTTAAACAACTATACTGCTGGAGCAAACAGAACATACACTGCTGGAGCAGCAGGATCCTATAGTAGGAACGAGGGTGTTATCCTACTCACCACTACTGCAACACCACAGATTAACCACTGGGGTTCTGCATATCTAACAGACGGTGGCTTCGATGAAGATAGAGGATACCTCTTCAACTATCAGGAATCTGAGATTGAGATCTCAGTCACGCCGTATACGGTCTTCCTAATTCGTCTATCACCTAGTGTATCTAACGCACTGACTGGTGACTTGGGTGAGAGGGAACTAATTAACAGGGCGCAGTTGCTACTGAAGAGTGTAGAAATTACTACACAGGGTGGTAGTTCTTCTCAAGGAGTTATCGTTGAAGGAATTTTAAATCCAATTAACTATCCAGCAGACGTTGCTGATATTACATGGGGTGGTTTGAATACATCTGGTGAAGGTGGACAACCATCATTCGCTCAGATTGCATCTGGATCTAGTGCTGTTTGGAGTGCTGGTGGTGCTAACATTACTGCTACCAACAGTACTACTAGGAACTACTGGACTAGGTGGGTTCGATTCAACAAAGCAGACGTTCAGGGAGTTGAGGTAGGTATGCAAGCGACTGGTGGACAACTACCTGGTGGTTCTACTGTATCGCAGATTAGAAACTCTGGAAGTACTCAAGTATGGATCGTCTTCTCTCAGAACACGTATCCAGGAACTTCTGGTAGTACAACATATACATTCATTGTTCCTCCATATGCTCAGCCAGGCGAACGAATCTTCTCCTTCGTGGCAGCACCAGGACAAAGGGATGGTATTGACTTGACCGAACTTAAAGAGTTGACTAATACTCCTATCGGTGGTCGAGGTACGTTCCCGAATGGACCTGACGTTCTAGCGATCAACGTTTATTGTACATCAGGTAACGCATTCAACAGCACGATCAACCTCAGATGGGGTGAAGCACAAGCATAAGAGGTCATATGGCACAACCAGCTAGTAGAACACAATTAGCAGATTACTGCAAAAGGCAACTAGGTGCTCCTGTACTTGAAGTCAATGTTGATGATGATCAAGTAAGTGATGCTATTGATGACGCTCTCCAATATTACAGGGAGCGTCATTATGATGGTATGGAGTTGATGTACTTAAAACATAAGATCACAGCAGATGACAAAGCCAGATTTGATGGCAAGTCTGAGACTATCATGACAGATGCTGATAGTACTAAATGGGAACGATCAGATAATTATATTATGATTCCTCAACACGTAATGGGGATATCTAAAGTGTATGGATTAGCAAGTAACGCTATTCGTAACAACTTATTTGGTATTGAGTATCAGATCTTCTTGAATGATTTGTATGCTTTTGGTTCTCTTGACATGCTTAACTACTTCATGGTTAAGCAGTGGTTAGAAACTATTGACATGGTTCTAAACAATGGAGCATTTGTTGAGTATAGGTTTAACCAGAGGCAAGATAGATTATATCTTGACATTGACGAATCAATGTTAACGGAAGAATTATATCTTGTTATACAATGTTATAGAGCATTAGAACCAGATACTTTCACACAAGTTTATAACGATCCTTTTGTAAAACAATATTCTACTGCTAAGATAAAGAGGCAGTGGGGTCAGAATTTAATTAAGTTTCAAGGTGTTAATCTACCAGGTGGTGTCCAACTCAATGGTAGAGAATTGTTCAATGATGCTAATGACGAAATTGCAAGACTGATGGAAATGTCTTCGAGCACCTATGAACTACCACCTATGGATATGATAGGATGAAGAGTATATACTTTCCTCAACATGGTGGTGTTACGAGTGAGCAGTCTCTCATACAATCACTTGTTGATGAACAAATAAAATTATTTGGAACTGACTGCTATTATCTTCCACGTAAGATGATCAAGGATAATACCCTTGATGATGTTCTGTATTCTGAATTTAAGAATCAGTATATGATTGAGATGTTCCTGATTAACGTTGAGGGATTTGGATCACCGTCAGAATTTATTAGTAAGTTTGGTCTAACAATATCAGATGAAATCTCCTTTGTTGTATCAAAGAATAGATGGAGTCAGGTATTTCAAGAGTTTGCAGACATTACTACTGTAGATGGTAGACCTAATGAAGGTGATTTAATATACTATCCACTCACAAAAGCATTGTATGAAATCAAGTATGTAGAAAGAGAAGCTCCTTTCTATCAGTTAGGTCAGACATACATCTATCAAATGAGTGCTGAGCTTTATCAGATTGGTGATGATAAGTTTGAGACTGGTATACCAGAAGTAGATGTAGTAGAAGAGATATATTCCACTTCTATCTCTATACAAATGGATACTGCTGGTACTGGTGAGTACTCACTTAGTGAAACTATAACTGGTTCTACCACTGGTGTTACAGGTGAGGTTGCATATTGGGATCGTTCAACCGATATACTAACCATCATAAATAGAACAGGGAACTTCCTAACTGGTGAGACTCTTACTGGAGGTACTAGTACCACAGCAAGAAGTATCACTACCATTGACAATTTGACGATGGGTGATAGGGCAGCAGCAGACAATAGAGAAATCGAAGATGCTGCTGATGATTTAATCGATTGGGGTGAGGTTAACCCCTTTGGAGAGTTTGGTAATTTTACAACAGGTGACTTCTAATGTTGGGACCACATTTTTATAATGAAGCGATACGTAAATCAGTTATTGGTTTTGGTACGCTTTTTAATAATATAGAAATTCAAAAAAAGGACGCTGCTGGAACTGTTATAGAATCTGAGAAGGTTCCTTTAGCATATGGTCCTAAAAATAAATTCCTTTATAGGTTAGAACAAAGTCCAGACGTAACAAAGAAGGTTGCAATTAAACTACCACGTCTATACTTTGAGTTAACTAATGTAACATACGATAGTGGCAGAAAGACTAGTGCTATCAAAAAGATTAAAGCTGCTATTCCTGCTGCTGGTAATGCAGACAACGCAAAAGCAATAACAACACAATTTGTTCCAGTACCTTATGACATGTCATTTGAACTTGGTATTATTGCCAAGTCATCTGATGATGCTCTACAGATACTAGAACAGATACTTCCATATTTCCAACCGTCATTTAATATCACATTAAATTTCATTCCAGACATGAATGAAAAACGTGACATAGCATGCATCCTAAACAGTGTTGACTATGCAGATGATTGGGATGATAGTTTCTTAGAAAGAAGGAGTATAGTTTGGACTCTACAGTTTACTGTTAAGTCTTACATCTACGGTCCTTACAGTAAGGCAGATGTTATCCGTAAGGCACGTGTCATTGAAACTATTGGTGACAAGAATGTAAGTAAGAGGAATGTTGAGAGATCTTACTCACCTAAGGCTCTAGAAGATAAGAATGCAGATGGTGTTATTAATACAGCAGATGATGACTTGGTAGTTTCTACAGATGACTTTGGATTTAATGAAGGCTTTGAAATACTATGAGCAAACTAGATAAGAATATGGAGGAGATGTTGGACATTGATGTATCCAACACACCTGAAGGTGGATGTACAACTAGGAAGAAACAAACCAAAGATGTCACAGAGGACAGAGAGAAGGACTATGAATATACTAGAGGGGAATTGTATAGTCTCATAGATCAGGGTCAGGAGGCGGTCAGAGGGGCGTTAGAGGTCGCACAGGAGTCAGGGCATCCAAGAGCATATGAAGTTGCTACAAACGCCATGAAGCAGGTAGCAGACATGACTGATAAACTCATGGATTTACAGAAGAAAGTTAAGGATCTAGATGAAGAGAAGAAAGGTCCAAGTAAGGTTACAAACAATGCTATGTTTGTAGGTTCTACATCAGAGCTACAGAAGATGCTTAAGCAAATGAATGGAGGTAAACGCTAATGGCATATACAAGATATAACGAAAGTAATGTTGCAGAGAATCCACAACCAGGAAGTGCAACAGTAAATCATTTCTCAGGTAGTGAGGGATGGGCTACTAAGACATTCAAGAATTGGAATGATGATTTCCAAGCAAGGAAGTCTGATAATTCAACAAGAACTCCTGGT